GCTTTATTGTGGAGCCATCATGATTACCGCCTACACCATTCACCAGTACGACGAAGTGATGGCACTGCCAGATCCGAAGCATGTCTGGATCGATGGCAACGTGATCCGCGTCTATACCGGCAAAGACATCCCGCCGCCCCCGCCACCGGCGGTTGAGTACGTCGAAAAAGCTGCCGCAATCAAGGCGCTGAGAACCGCCGGCGTGAAGGATGACACCACTGCCGACGCGGCACTCAAGACGGCAGCTGCCTCCTTACCATCCCCATCCTAATCCCCTCTGCACGATGACCCAGCTTCTCACACTCCTAGCCGCCATCGGACTCCTCCCCATCCTCGCCCTCGTGATCCTGTTCTGGCTGGTGCGGGATTGGTTGGATGTTAAAAGGATAACGTAAATGGCGAAGCGCAAAGAAGAACGAAAGGCTGGAATTTACGGCATTGTGAATCTCAACGATGGCCGCGTGTATGTTGGTCAAGCACAGCACATTTGGCTTCGCTGCGAACAGCATTTCAGAGCCTTCCGTAGAGGAGATCATCGCAATCCGAGACTTCAGCGCGCATACAATCGTGACGGTGAAAGTGCGTTTAGATTCTTCATCATTGAGTTTTGCGATATGCATGTGATTGATGAGAGAGAAACATTCTGGATCGCACAACACGATAAAAAATACAACGTTTGCTTGGAAGGAAGTAGCCGACGCGGAGTAAAGGCTAGTGACGAAGCGCGCTCAAATATGTCTGCTGCTAAAAAGGGAAAGAAACCGATTCATCTTATGACGCCTGAATCTCGTAAAAAAGCAGCTGCTACATACAAGGCACGGTGGCATGAGATTCACCCTGAAAAACAATCTGCCGAATCAGTTGCGAAAAGAGTCGCTTCACTAAAGGCAAGGTGGGCAATAAAACAAAAAACAACCGCAAGAATTCCTGCTGATGTAGTGCTTGAAATTTTCAATTCAGTAGGAAAAACATACAAAAGTATGGCAAAGGAATTCGGAGTTAGTATTGGGATGGCTTGGAGGATTAAGAATGGGCTGTCAAGAAAGGTAGTGACAAATGGCCAAGCCTAAGGAAAGAAAAGCTGGAGAGCCTTCATCTGAAGTTAGATATTGGCTTGGTGAAATTGCTTCGGCAAAGCGGAGAGAAAAGGATTACAGGAAAGACGGACAAGAAGTTATAGAGATTTATTCTGGAAAACGTCAGGATGAGACGCCCTTCAATATATGTTTTTCAAATGTAGAGACCCTACTTCCCGCCCTGTTCTCACAAGTCCCGCGCCCCGTAGTACAACGCCGTTTCAAGGACGATGATCCCGTAGGCGCAGCATCGTCCAAGGCTGGACAGCGGATGCTGGAATATCTGTGCGACACTAACGTAGAAGGATACGAGACTTTTGAGCAATCAGTCAGATACGCAACACTTGACGGGCTTCTGCCCGGACGCGGTATCACGTCTATTAAATACGACGCGGACATTCTGGATACCGGAGAAGAAGGTTCTGTCCCTGTAGTCAACTGGGAGCAGGTCTGCACCGAAACTCGCGGATGGGACAGGGTGTATTTCGGATACGCGAAGAAGTGGTCGAAAGTGCCGTGGATTGCCTACGAGGAATTTATCGACAAGGAAGAAGCAGAACGCCTTTTTGGCGCTGAAATTGCCGGGAAGATCACCTACACGCTTGGAGAGGATGACGATGACCCGGAAGAAAAAGGAACCGGAACTGGCGGTAGAGACGACGCCGACAACGAGCAGGGAGGACGCAAAACAGCACTCGTCTACCAGATTTGGGACAAGTCCGGCGGAAAGGTGGTGCGTTATATCTCACCGGCATACCACGACGGTTATCTCAAGGTCGAGGACGATCCACTAGGCATCACAGGGTTCTACAACTGCCCAAGACCGCTGCAATTCATCGAGAAGTCAAACGACCTGCTTCCTACGGCGATGTACAAGCTGTACGAGAATCAGGCCAAGGAACTGAATAACTTGACGCGACGCTTGCAGAAAGTCGTAAGCGCGTTGAAGGTGCGCGGAGCGTATGACGGCTCCCTCGGCAATGAGATCGAATCCATCCTCAAGGAAGACGACAACGCGCTCATACCGACAGACAAGGCATCGTCGCTGATCGGAGAAGGTGGCTTGGACAAGGCGATCTGGTTCATGCCGTTGCAGGAGTTGATGCAGGTTGCCGAGAAGCTGGTTGCAGCGCGTGAGCAATGCAAGCGCGTTATCTACGAGATCACAGGTGTATCCGACATCATTCGCGGCCAATCGGTTGCGAGTGAGACGCTTGGAGCGCAGAAGATCAAGGAATCGTGGGGAACCATGCGACTCAAGCGGTTGCAGAAAGAAGTGCAACGCTACTCACGCGACATGCTCCGCATCATGCTGGAGATCGCCGCCAGCAAGTTTAGCGTTGAGACATGGGCCAAGGCTACTGGACTGCCGTTCGTAACCGCACAACAGAAGGCTCAAGCACAGCAGATCGTCCAAGCGCAGCAAATACAAGCGCAGCAGCAAGCCATGATGGCACAGCAGCAAGGTATGCAACCGCCGCCGCCACAGCCGCCCGATCCGCAGATTCAACAAGCATTAGCAGCGCCAGTATGGGATGACGTTCTCGCGTTGCTGCGTGACGACATTCAACGCGCCTATCGCATCGACATCGAGACGAACAGCACGGTCGACGTGGAAGCCACAGAGGATCAGAAACAGATAGGCGACTTCATGAACGCGATGGGCCAGTTGCTTGCCGGTCTGAATCCGATGGTCGAGTCCGGCACCATGCCGTTCGAGGGCGCGAAGGAGTTGATGCTTGCCGTCATCCGGCGCTTCCGATTCGGTACGGAAGTCGAGGAACAGTTCAAGAACATGCAGGCTCCGCAAGGTAAGGGTAATCCTGAAGCGGACAAGCTGAAGGCAGAGATGGCTCAGGCGCATCAGGACGCCAAGATGCAGATGGCCGAAGTGCAGCAAAAAGCGCAGATGGATCAGCAGGCGCTACAGGCTGAAATGCAGCAGAAGGTTATGGAGTTCAAAGCTGAAATGCAACTTGAAATGGCTAAGTTGCAAGCAGAGAAAGAGGCAGAGAAGCAACAGTTGATTGCCGACCTTGCTGCGGAAAAAGAAAAGCTTATGATGGAGCAGCGCATCGAGCAGATGAAAGCGAACATTCAGCGAGATACAGAGATAAAGAAAACAGAGATTCAAGTTGCAGCGCAAGTTGAAATAGCACGTATTCAGGCCTCCGCAAGAACACAACAGGAAGGAGTTTGATATGGGATGCAAAGGCAAAAAACCGAAACCGCCAAAGAGGTAAGCCGTGCCAGTTTACGAACACTTGTGCGAAAAAGGCCACAAGTTTGACCGCTATCTAAAGCTGGTTGAACTTGATCTGCCTCAATTCTGCGAATGCGGCAGCGCAGCAAAACGGCTCATATCGCCCGTCATGTTCAGTATTGATGCCACAAACTTCCCCTCCTACCAGTCGCCAACGACAGGGCGCTGGATAACGTCCAAGACTCAGCGCCGCGAGGACATGAAGGCGTCAAATTGCGTTGATTACGAACCTAGTCTGAAGGATGAGCAAACCAAGCGTATCGCCAGAGAAGATGCAGAGCTTGAGAAGAAAGTGGACGAACACGTTGAAAAGACGATTTACGAGATGCCAGCGCAAAAAAGAGAGAAATTGGCCGCAGAAGTGGAGCATCTTGACATTGCTGTAACAAGGGCTTAGTCTAAGTAAGCAATAACTAACTTTAGGAGGAAGCATGTCAGACGAAGCAGCGGTTGCCGACAGCGGCCAAGATACCGGCGATCAAGGCGGATTTGATATAGATCAAGCGTCAAACGACTTGGCCGGAGACCTGTTTCCTGCTTCCGAAAGAGAGGCGTCCGACGATGCAGAAGATGCGGGTACTAATGCAATCACGGAACCTGCTGATACTAAGCAGGCAACTGAACCGGAAAAAGATGGCGCTTCCACAGACGATGCGGCCAAGGCCGCGATTGAAGGAAAGCCAGCCCCAAAGACATGGCCCAAGGAAATGCACGAACATTGGAGCAAAACTCCCAAGGAAGTGCAGGACTATTGGGAAGTCCGCGAGAAGCAAATGCTTGACGGACTCGAACAGTACAAAGGTGATGCTGTATATGGGAAGGCAATGCGGGATGCCGTTACGCCTTATATGGCGCTTATCCAAGCGCAGGGCATTGATGCGCCGAGAGCGGTTCAAACCCTCCTGAACGCGCATTACAAGCTTTCCGTATCACCACCTTCACAGAAGGCGCAGTACCTAGATTACATCGCAAAACAGTACGGTATCGACCAAAGCCTGCGCCAACAGACGCAGGGTGGACAGCAATCCGTCGATCCGCGCTTGGCACAACTACAAGATGAATTGCATCAACTGAAGCAGGTTATCCACTCCGGCAGTGAACAACAACTCAACGCCGAGCGTACCCGCATCAGTCAGGAAGTGAATACCTTTGCGTCCGATCCGGCGCATCCCTACTTTGACGAAGTGGCCGACGACATCATTGTGATGCTTAAGGCTGGTTTGCCGTTGCAGGATGCTTATGATCGGGCGGTATGGGCAAATCCCGGCACTCGCGCCAAGGAAACCGCAAGGATTCAGACAGAAGCCAAAGCGGAAGCCGACAAAAAGGCGAGAGAGCAGGCAGAAGCGGCAAAGAAGGCAGCATCAACGAATATCCGCAATCGTGACACCCGTAGGACTCCTACAGAGCAGCCGAAAGGAACGATGAGGGACTTGGATAGCGCAATGAAAGAAGCAATGCGCGAAATCAAAGCACGTACTCATTAACTCTGAAAGGAGCCAATTATGGCCTCGCCTAACAGCACTTTTACGGAACTGGTCACTTCGACCTTCCGTAAGGTTCGGAAGGATGTCAAAGACAACCTTTCCAACCGCAACGCCCTGCTCAAGCACATCTACAAGCGCGGGAACTACCGCACCGAAGATGGCGGACTGACTATCGTTTGCCCGCTTGATTACACGACCAACAGCACTTACCAACGGTTGACCTTGGCGTTTTGCGCCTAACTAGCCGCTTTGGATGCCAACATAGAAATGTAGTAAGGGCGATCAACGTAAGCCATTTTCCATAGATTGCACTTACGACATAGGGTTTGAGAGTTTTCTTTGATGTTAATGCCACCAGCAACGATAGGAATGATGTGATCCAACTCAAGACCATCGGTAGTTTCACACCAAGCGCAACAGGCTGCTTTCCAGTTCGCCTTTTGCCAGGGAGTGAATTCTCGCCTATGTCTTGGGCTATCACTAAGCTTCGGCTTCGTGAGTGCGGCGATCATCTTGTCACGGTGAAGAAGCCAGCGGGTTTTGAGTGCGGCAGAAATAGCCGCCCTATGCTCAAGACTGGGCTTCCATCCAGCGGGCGGGCCGGGTCGTTTCGGTCTAGCCAAGTTGCTATTGGTAACAGCGTCTCTGTTCTCTTGCGTAGGGATTCGTCCCCAAGCCGGATTGTTTTCGCCGCTAAAAGCCTTGCTCTTGCACTCGGATTTACCGCAAGTCTTGGTTATGCCGCGAGCTATAAAACTAGCCTTCCGGTAGAATTCAGCACCGCAAATGATGCAGTTGAACATTGCACCATTCTTGCGGTACGGCCTAGCACCAACGCCGCTGTCTTTGCGCTTCCTCATGTTGCCTCCATTGAAAAACCGGGTGAATTCGGTGGAACACTTAATGTTATCAACGATACACTGTCCCAAACATTAAGTCAATACCGAGCCAAGCCGCTTGCGAAAGCAGCGGAAGGTGTAACGACTAACGCATGGAGCCTAACCCGCGAAAGCGGCATGGCGGTAAAGCGACACGAGCCCCCGGCCCGCAAGGGAAGATATAGTCTGGACTATGGGGTGACCCATAGAAGTGCGGATAAAGAGCCGCACGATAACATTTTCGATAGTGACTGGGACTTGCTGAATATCCAGCAATCCGACGTTATCAGCGCCGCAGAGTACCAATGGCGGCAGATTGCGGTCAACGTGGTTGCTTCCGGTCGTGAGCAGCGCATCAACAGCGGCGAATCCCGTATCTTCTCTCTGGCGAAGGCCAAGATGAAGAACGCGATCCGTACCTTCAACAACTCGTTCTCGTCCGATCTGTACAGCGACGGCACCGCGACCAACCAGATCAACGGTCTGCAAGCCCTTGTGGCCGACGCTGGCACCGGCACCGTGGGTGGCATCAACTCGTCCTCGTTCTCGTTCTGGAAAAACACGATCTTTGACTGTTCGGCCAACTCGGTAACTTCGAGCGCGACGACCATCGAGAACAGCATGATGCTTCCGTTGTGGCTGAACCTTGATCGTGGCCCGGATGACCAGCCCGACCTGATCGTGATGGACAACACGTACTACCGTTACTTCGAGGCTTCGCAGACTTCCATCAAGCGTTATATGGATGCCAGCAACGCCAACGGCGGGCTTGTCTCGCTGAAGTACAAGAACGCTGATGTCTATTTCGACGGCAATAGTGGAATTCCGTCTTCACACGCTTACTTCCTCAACACTAACTATATCGAGCTTGTGGTTCACCGCGACGCCGATATGGAAGTGCTGGAAGATCAGCGCCCGATCAACCAAGATGGCTCGGTGATCCCCATACTATGGATGGGGAATTTGACGTTGTCAAACAGGAAAATGCAGGGTGTAATCGTCGAGTAATCGGACAGAAAGGAGATAATTATGTTTGCTGCAATTGGAACTGCTGCCGGCACCCAACCGTTTAACGATTGGTTTGCGCCGGATACGACTCAGCGCCACGTACTTGGCCTGAAAGTGACTGCCGTTGATCCGTATTGGGGGCTTGGTGAGTTCATGTACATCAAGTCTGCTGATGCGATTGTCAAAGGCAGTCTCGTTATGTGGAACGGTTCTTTCAACGGCGCTCTATTGCCGTCGACTGCCGGACAAGGTTTCCCGTTCGGTGTTGCGATGGCTCCGATGGCTTCTGGCACTTATGGCTGGATTCAAACGTCTGGTCGCGTCGTCTATAAAACGAATGCTACCGTGGCTGCTGATACGGCTGTGGCTGTGGCCGCTGCTGGTATTGTCGGAACTCTGGCTAGCGGAAAACAACTGTGTGGTGTGCGGAATACTCACGCTGCAACCGCCACCGTAACTGCTACTGCTTTTACCACTATCGGTACTGCATCTGTTGTTTGCCCTGCTGGTTATGATGGCTTCTTCCTTGGAGCCGCCTTGTCTGGCACAGGTATCCCGGTTTCTACGGTAGTCGCTGCCCTTGATCCTGATGGTCGCACTATCTATACGGGTAGCGCGATTGGCACTACGGGAGACAAAAACAGCACCGCAACCGGCACCATTACCCTTACCGGTACTTATACCGGATATGGCTCTGGTGTTGTGATGAACCCGTTTGCACAAGGGCAAATCCTGTAACAAGAATCCCCGCTTCGGCGGGGGTTTTTCAAACCGCATCATATTGGTGTGGTTTGCAAAACCGAAAGGAGATTATCATGGCAATCACAGGCGCAGCCCTTCAAACGGCTCTCGGAACGAAAGAAACCAATGCAAAGGTAACGCAGGAGTTTGGTGTTGTCGGAACGTTTCAGGAATGGTATGTAGAGGGCAATGTGGATGCGCCTGGTAAGGCGAAGTTGATTCGCACAACGGCATCTGATAATGCCGCAACCCAAGCTGCTGCTGTACTTACCGCGCTTCGCGCATAAGGAGGTCAAATGTCAGTCGGAGAATTGATTAGCCGTGAAGAACGTCCTGCCTATGTCCGTTTCGAGCGCCGCCCGATGGAGGACAAGGCCGCATCCATCCGTGAAGGCCGATATGTCGCCAAGGACGTTGATTTTGCTCTTGTGACGCCGCCGTACTCGAAAGACTGCGTTGAGTACAAGGTGGAGCAATGGCTTATCAACATGGAGCGCAACGTGCGCGATGGGCGCATCCCGGAGAAGTGGGCAGATCAATGGAAGGCATCATACAAAAGCTGGAAGAACGGGCAGGAAATGCCGCTGAGTGGCACCCCAATCAAAGGATGGGGCGTACTGTCTCCAGCGCAGCAAGCCACGCTGATTGCCATGAATTGCCTGACTGTCGAGGACTTGGCCATCATCAATGACGAAGGCTTGCGCCGCATTGGTATGGGTGCCGTGGAACTGCGCGACAAGGCAAAGAACTGGCTGGCGTCCATGAAGGATCATGGCGCTGTGACCGTGCAGCTTGCCGCGATGGAGCAGGAGAACCGGAATCTCTCCGCTACCGTGGAATCACTCAAGGCGCAGGTAGAGGCGCTGAAAAGCATGATTCCGCGCCAGCCTGAAATGGTGCAGGTTGGTCGTGAGCCTGACATTAGCGCGGCTGAGTTGCTTGAGGATGAGCCGGAGCCGGTTATCGAAGAACCGAAGCGGCGCGGTCGCCCGCCTAAGTCTCAGGAAGCGGTGATTTGACATGAGTTTACTGACAATCGTCCAACGCTTCTGCCGCCGCACAAACCTGACGGTTCCGGCAACCGTTTATGGTACGTCCGACCCGCAGATCAGGCAGATCATGGCGCTGCTGGAGGAAGAAGGGAACGATTTGTCAGGTCGTGGCGACTGGAACGAATTGACGTTTCAGGCTACCCACACTACCACCGCAGCAGAGGATCAGGGCGATATCGACAGCATCGCCACTAATGGATACCGATACATCAAGAACAACACGTTTTGGGATAGAACGCTTCAGGAGCCGGTCTACGGCCCGTTGAACGATCAGGACTGGCAAGCCATCAAGTCTATGACAGTAACTGGCCCGCGATACCAATGGCGCATCCGTGGTGGGCATTTACTGTCCAACCCTGTCCCGACTGCCGGACATACATGGGCATTCGAGTACGTTAGCTGGAACTGGATGACTGATTCTACCGGCGCAACGTATCGGCAATACTTTGCCGCAGATGGTGACTTGCCGCTGCTTCCAGAGGAAATCCTTACGCTCGGACTCCGCTGGCGCTGGAAGAAGGAAAAAGGATTCGACTACGCAGAGGACTTCCGTACCTATGAAAGCATGGTTAAGGATGCACTAGGACGCGATGGCGGCAAGCGCACGCTCAACATGGGCGGCGACGGTGAAGGCAAGACGCCGCGAGTGTTCATACCCGCTGGATCGTGGATCACTCCATGAGGCAAGCATTAGCCCGCAAGGCAGCACCGAGGACGCGCATCAGCCGTGCAATGTCCTATCCGGCTCCGGTAAAGGGCTGGAACGAGCGTGATTCGCTTGCCGACATGCGCCCGGATCACGCTATCGTCCTGAACAACTTCTTCCCGAAGGCGAGCTATTGCGAGATTCGCGGCGGCAATTCCAGCCATGCCACAGGCACAACCGGCAACATCAAGACGCTGGCCGTGCATAACGGCATGAGCGGTACAAACAAGATGTTTGCCTATACCGCTAGCGGTATCTATGACGTGACAAGCGCAGGCGCGGTTGGTGCTTCTGTACTGGCACGTACCAACGGCAAGCACCAATGGACGATGTTTGGCGATGGGACAAGCAACTGGCTGATTGCTGTCAATGGCGTGGATAAGCCTGCTTACTATGACGGCTCGACATGGACTGCGGTCGATGGTGCCACATCCCCGGCGCTGACCGGCCTTACGACGACAAGCATCATCAGTCTATTCGAGTTCAAGGGGCGGCTCATATTCCTTGAGAAAGATTCGCTGTCGTTCTGGTATCTAGCCGCTGGCGCTGCTGGTGGCGCACTGACAGAGTTCGACATGTCCGGCGTCGCCAAAAAGGGCGGCTACCTGATGGCTGGCGCAACATGGACGTTTGACGGCGGTTCCGGCCCTGACGACCGTGCCGTGTTCGTGACCAGCGAGGGTGAGGTCATCATCTACGCCGGCACAAACCCGTCCAGCTCAACTTCATGGGCGCTGACCGGCGTGTTTGACCTTGGCAAGCCGCTTGGCCGCAGGTGCATGCAGAAGGTGGCGGGCGACCTGGTTGTAATCACCGAGAACGGTGCTTACCCGCTCTCAAGCGCCTTGCAATCCGCCATCGTGGATAACCGCGTTGCGCTGACGAACATCATCGAGAAGGCATTCACTTCCGCCGCCAGAAGCTACGGCAGTCAATGGGGGTGGGAAGCGATTGTGTATCCGGCGCAGTCGGCCATGATTTTCAATATCCCAATCGCAGAGGATGGCACGCATCAGCAGTACGTGATGAACACGATCACGAAAGCATGGTGCCGATTCACGAATTGGGATGCTGAGACGTTTGCGATATTAAACGGGAAACTTTACTTCTCGGATGCTACGGCGGTCTATAAGGCTTGGAGCGGCACTTCGGATGCCGGAAACAACATCATCGCTTATGGCAAAACAGCGTTTTCCTATTTCAAGGATATGGGATCAGAAAAGCGGTTTTCCATGTTCCGTCCCGTACTTGCCGCGAACGGAAGCTTGTCATTCTTGACTGATATTGATATTGACTTTAATGATACTCAAATCACAGGACAAGCATCATACACGGCAATCTCAGGTGGGCAATGGGATGTAAGTAATTGGGATGAGGCATTTTGGGCGGCTGGCATGGAAGTGCTCAAAGAATGGACTTCGCCTGACGAGGACGTAGGCAGATGCGCTGCTGGCAAAATAAAGATTGCGACGAACAGTTTGACGGTGCAATGGCTGTCCTGCGACTGGATTTATGAGACAGGAGGGCCGCTTTGAGCCTTGAGTTCGCCATCGAGCCTCTGGTAACTGTATGGGATGAGCTTGTCAAGAACGCATGGGAGCATTGGCAGGAAACCGAAATGTTTAAACGCGGTGAAGCATTCAATCCACAGTACGAGCGTTACGCCAGCTATGGGCCGCAATATATTGTTTTTACTGCAAGAAATGATGGTGAACTTGTAGGGAACTGTGGCATGTATATCTCACGCTCGATGCACACGCAAAAGCTTGTGGCGAACGAAGATACATGGTTCCTGAAACCTGAGTACCGCAAGGGCAGGAACGCCATCAAGTTTTACAAGTTTGTCGAGGACGACATGAAGCGGCGCGGGGTGGAGAAGATCACCATGACCGCCGCCCCTTATAACGGGGCTTGCCGCATCATGGAATACCTCGGGTACGGGCTGGATAAGTATTGCTACAGCAAGGCTTTACAGGCCGATTGAATTGATCTAGTATTGCTAGTGAGGGGCCGACAGTCCCGATAACGGCAATCGTTATGGAGACTGTGAAATGTGTTACGACGCCCCCGATCCCCCTGACTACGGCGCAGCCGCAACGGCACAGGGCGCTGCAAACGTGGAATCAGCAGTTGCAGGTTCCCGCCTGAACAACCCGAACGTAATCAATCCTTACGGCTCTCAGACGTGGGTCGAAGGCGCTACGGACACGTCGCGCCCTACGATGGTTCAGGAGCTTAGTCCTGAGCAGCAATCGTTATACAACAAATCCGTTCAAACAAAATCAATTCTTGGCGATTTAGGCATCCAAGGCTCTCAGGCCCTTGGGGATGTCATCGGGCAAAATCTTGATCTTTCGGGATTACCAGCAGCACCAGGGGATGCTGCGGCAACAAGGGATCAGGTTATCAATGCAATGATGAGTCGCGTCAATGAAGACGTTGACCGCTCAATCGACCAAAGGAATTCCGATCTAATCGCAGCCGGTATCCGCCCAGGAACAGAAGCCTACGATAACGCAATGGCTCAGATTGAGCGCGGCAGGACGGATGCGCGTCAGCAAGCCATCATCGCATCTGGCAGTGAGGCCCAAAGAGACTACCAGATGGATGCAGATCGTCGCCGTATTGCATTGTCTGAGCTTCTTGCTGGTCGCCAGACACCGCTAAACGAGATCAACGCTCTCATGTCAGGTTCTCAGGTTAGCAACCCGTTTGCGGTGCCGAATGCGGCACAGAACACGCAGGTTGCGCCAGCGCCTATCTTTGGTGCTGCACAAGCTCAAGGCGAGGCGGATTTGGGAGCCTACAATGCGCAACAGGCTGGCATGGGTAATGCAATGAGCGGGCTGTTCGGGCTTGGCAGTGCTGCAATGAGATTTTCAGATAGACGATTGAAACGCAATATCCGGCGCATCGGCACGCATCGCCTCGGGATCGGCCTGTACGAATTCGACTACATTTGGGGCGAGCATTCGCATGGCGTCATGGCCGACGAGGTTATGGCGGTGATGCCTGCCGCTGTGTCCATGCATGACGGATATGCGGCTGTAGATTACGGGATGATAGATCATGGATGACTATGGCCTCGAACTCTCCGGCCTAGACCCGGACACCACGGCAGAACTGCGTCGCCTGAAGCGGCAGCAGATGATGGCTGACGAACTGGCGAAGCGCGGGATGACGCCGCTGCAAGGGCAAATGGTTGGTGGCGTCTATGTACGCCCTTCTGTGTTTCAGGGGTTGGCTGGACTGGCTAATTCATGGGCTGCAAAAGGTGAGCAGGACAGGATTGATGAGGGCTATAAGTCGCTTGGTGAAAAGCGGAAGGCTGTGGAAGCCGCTCAACTTGAGAATTACCGTAAAGGAACGATGGGGTCGCCTGAAATCCCGATTCCTGAAGACGGTATGGGGCCTGGACGGCCGGCTATGCCGGCAACTCCTGAACAGCGCCGTCAGGCAATCATGGAGGCCATTGTCAGTAACAATCCGCGCCTATCCAAGATGGCAACATTGGATATTCAACAAGATTGGCGGAAAGAAGATAGGGCTGCTGCCGCGCAGCAACGCATGGCCGAATTGGCTATGAAGATTGAGGATGCGCGACTGAGCAGGGAAGAACGTCTTGCGGCTCAGAAAGAATTGATGCAGATGCGACTTGACGCTCAAAAGGAAATGAAGCAAATGGCTGGCGCTATCAGCAAAGCTCAACCGTATTTTAGTCCGTTCGATTCTTCTGCTGGCGCAATGGTGTTCGATCACCGTACAGGGAAGATGGTGCCTGCTGTTGATGCGTCTGGTGCTCCGATCAGAAAGTCGACTAGCGATCCTGCATTGCAAGGCGATATTGCTGGTGCTAAAAAAACAGGACAAGCCAAAGCCGAGCGCGCCATCAATATGGCAGGACTTGGGGATACGATAAAGCAAGCAGAGGATTT